GAACTAGTTTTGAAGAATCTTTACTAAACTTGTTATGTTTATTTAAAGAACTAAATATATCTTCGTTAAGACTTTGATACTTTGCCATAATATCGTCAGGGTCTCCACCTTCTTCCATAGCTTTTATTAAATAAGTCATTTCTGGAGCATTTAAACCAGATTGACTCATTCTTTGTAATACATCGGTTCTTTTACTTAAATAAGAATCTGTTTTATTTTTTTCACCATCAGAAAATCCTGCCGCTTTATCTTGAGTATCCATTCTCCCATGCTTCATTACTTTGTTTGCTTGAGTAGCAAATGGGTCTGGTGCTCCTGTAATAGCTTCAGCAAGTGCCATACCTGCCCAAGTCGGACCTATGCTTCCTGCTGTTTGTAATTGCTTTAATATTTCTCTTTGAGTTTTTGTTATATTCTCAAATTTCATTTCAGTAGTTGTAAAGTAATTCATAAAATCACCTAAAACTTTTCTTGAAAATTGTCCACCTTTAACACGCATAAACCTACCAAAAGGACCCCCACCTTGAGGTAAAAGTTTACCCTGAACTTTACCAAATGCTCTACCTGCAACAACCCAACCATAACGAGCAGCAATAGAACGAACTAAACTATCAGATGTTACAAATGCAGATATATTGTTTAATGTTTGAAGCGTGCTGTAAGTACCGTCAGATAGTTTATTAAAAAAATCTGTCTTCATACCAAAAGATTTAGACCAGTTGTAATACCTAAGAGTTTTAAATGCTGTAGCTTCAGTTTTACTAGATATAATAATATCTTTACGACCTTCTGAAACACTCATAGTCTTAGTTGTTACTCTAGTTTCCCCAAACTGACTAGCAACTTTTTTTGTACTAGAATTAGCCATTATTCAAAATATATTAAATCAGCTGTGACTGAGAATAGTCTTCCTACTCTGTTGTGACTTTTTCTTAAACTAGAAACTTCAAAATACTTATTTTCTGAATTCCAGTAAATTCTGTCTGAAGCTTTTAAATCAACGATACCATTAAAATATCCTGCCCAGTTTTCTATAACTGTATTTCTTCCTTCTCTATTTTCTGTTTCACTTAAAAACTCTAATCTGCAAGGTATGTTAGTACTAGAATCTGACCAAATATCTGAATCTAATCCACGAGTGTCTATATTAGAACCTGTAGTTCTTTGAATTGTAACTCTATGTATTAATAAACGTTCGGGATATGAGCCTGCCATACTATAAATCTAGCACTAAGATTATTAGATTATGTTATTTAGTCTTCTCTTGGTTCTACGTTCTTTTGATTGACAGTTCTTACAAAACAAAGAGTACCCATCTTTCATAGCTCTATTTTTATTAAAACTTTTAACAGATAGTGATTTTTTACACATAAAACAAGTTTTTCTTTTAATATCTTCATTTTCGTCGATAACTTTTGACTGACAATCTTTACAGTATCTGTTATATCCATCATTATATTTTTGACTTTTGTTAAAATTATCTATATTAAATATTAAATCACATTTGTAACATTTTTTTTCATTTTTATCAGATGATAAATATTCTTCTCTAGCTAAGTCACATTCTTCTTTTATGCTTGGGTCTTTTATCATCCAAGTTCTAAATCTGTCATAACCAATAGGTAGTCCAGAATATAAAGCTCTATTGGTTAGAGTTGATTCACCGTTTCTTATTCTTTGAACAATTGTATTTACAATACGTGTATCTATTTCAGACATAGGAACTATACCTGCTTGTTCTTTGATTTGTCTTACTCTTTCTATTGAGACACCCCACTCCTTAGCCCAGTCTTTTAATTTGTATTGAGGTTTATCTTTAAAGAGTTGATTAGCCTCTTCTAGTGTGGGAGTAACCTTGTTTGGCATTATACAAAATAGGACTTTCTATAGGGGGCTAACAAATTCATATCTGCATTGGTTAAAGGTGCTAAAGACAATGCTTCAGTTCCTACTCCATAATCTGCTGAATAATCCCCTATTCTTTCGGACATTGCTAAATTAAAATTACCAGCTACTGTTGAACCTTGTGCTTTTATCTCACCTGGTTCTTGCTGTGATGATACCGATAAAATATTTTCTAATAATCTAGCTGCTGCTCTGGAAGAAACCATTTTAATCTGAATTGGTAAATCTGTAGAGACTCCTCCACCAAATGCGGTATATCCAGATACGTATGTAACTACTATATTTTGTTCTTTAGCGTAAGACCATCTTTTACCTAATCTTCTCAATCTACCACTACCATAAAAGACAAAATCACTCTCATTACCTTCTGTCAAAGTAATGCCGTCTTCTACTACAGAAGTAATTGAACGAATAGGTAAGTGTCTTAAGAAAATTTCTTGAGTTTGGTCTCCTGTAAAAGTTTCTGTTTTAGTACCATGTGATAATACATATCCAACATATTGTTCAATAGCTGCATCTACGAATGGTATTAAGTTGTTTGTTAAATGTGTCTCTATACTCGAATCAAAATTAATCTGAGTATATGACTCGACATCAGATGCCGTAGAGAAAGCCATTTAGACCTCCTACTTGTCTTCGACGTCTTTTTTAACTGATTTATCTTCTACATCTGATTTTTTGACTGCTTTTTCAGCTGGTTTAGGGGCAGCTTTTTTAGGTGCTGCTTTTTTCTTTCCCCAACCTTGCTCTTTGAGCCAATCAGTAGGGTACTCTTTACCAGCTTTAGCAATCAAGTCAGCTTGTGAAAAAGGTAAATCTACTGGATTACCTTCCCATAGCTTTCCATCAGGTAGCTTATAAATGTTCTTTTCTGGAATTGTATACATAATAATTAATCCTAACTTATTAAACCAAATTAATTGGTATTATCTTCTTCTGCTACCACGTTTTTTAGGTGCAGTACGTCTTGTTGTTCTTCCGTATCCTCTGCCTTTTGGCATAATTATCTCCTATATTGTTAAAAGAAAAGGGCTCCCGAAGAAGCCCTTATCATTAAACTACTGTTTAATCCAAACTTAGAAGTTTGTGATTTTACAGAAAGCTGATGGTCTGTAGATTGCAAAACCCATTCTCATGGTTAATCTGATTGCAAGTTGATTCTTCGCAAAGAAATCACTATGACTATCAGAAATAGCAAGGTCAACACCTTGTCTCATGATTATTTGTGCTGCATCTCCTCCGCCGAATTTACCGACTAATGCGGTACCTTCTGCGATAGCAGATGATGGAACAACAGTCAATCCCCATAGTTTAGCTGTGACATCGTTGCCGAAGCCTCCAGCTGCTACTATTAATGGATTCTTTGCTGCTGCACCACTAGTGGTTGTTGCAATATCTCCTACAGCGGTAACTACTTGATACCAATCTGAAGGGTGCATAATTATAGCATCAGGTTCAACGAAAGCGTTTTTTCTGATATCTGTAATTGCTTGATACACCTGTCCAAGTCTATTCAGTTCTCCTGCATAGTTGCTGTAGTTAAATCCGGAAATTCCAGATTTTGATAATACACCAGTTAAGTTTGGAGCAGAACCATTACCGTTAAGTAATTGATTGTCCATTCTTAATTTCATCATTGTTTGTAGTCTTGAGTTCACGTATCCTTGGATACCAGAAACATCTTGTAACAACTCATCAGTTACAGGTAAGAACGTAGCAATCTTTCTGACTGATTCTGTTCTTTCTGTAAATGCAAGTGCTGATTCGTTTGAGGAAGCAATATCTCCTGCTTCAGCAATTTCACCAGCATTGTTTGTGAAAGTTGTCTCTTCAAGATACACATAAGCATTTTGGTCTGTTTGAATTTGGTCAAACAATCCAATAACGCTATTAGGGTCTCTTAAAGCTGTCTCCAATATTCCAGGTGCTCTTAAAGACTCTGGTGGATAACCTGTGGTATTTAAAGTGGTTTTAAATTCTGCTTGAGAATCTACGCCCTTAACACCATTGCTCATATATTGTGCGTAAGCCGCTGTATCTGTGAATTTCTCACCTATTGATTTAACGCCAGCTGGAGCTTCTTCAACTACAGGAAGTTGATTAACAACTTCTTCTGCAATTTCCATAGCTTTTTCATTAGCAACTTTTGATTCTTCAATCTTTAGTTCGTCTAATGAATCAGAAAGCTCTGTATTCAAACCTTTAATTTTATCTTTTTGGTCTGAAGAATACTTTCCTTCTTCTGCTGGAGCTTCAAAAACGGTTTTGAGTTCTTCACGAGACTTAGCGATTTGCTCTTTAAGCTCTGTAACTTTATTCACGTTAATTATCTCCTATTAGATATTCTTATACTTGTTCGTCGTCAGATACCTCAGCGACTATAGCATCAGCTATAAGTCTTTGAGATTCTGCCCACACTTCGTCATCAAGGTCATCTGACTCAACCGATTCTGTGTTATCTTCTGGAGTGTCTTCAGCAATTTCCTCTTCAACTTCTGGTTCAGTAGTAGATTCCTCTACAACTTCTTCTTCTGTCTCAGGTTCCGCTTCAACAACATCAGTTGACATTTCTGCTTCATCAACAAATTCATCAACTTCTTCAGATTGTTCATCTTCTAGGTCAAGTTCTAAAGCACCTTCGGTTCCAACAGTATCAATAAACTGGTCCAATTCGGTCCAAGCTTCTTGTAAGTCGTCCTGAACTGCCCTTAATGCTTCAGTAGCCTTAACGCCTATTTTCCTTCCATCTTTGGCACGTAACATCGCAATGGCGTTAGTTCGTGTCATCAAGTCATGTAACGCAGCAAGCACGTCTTTGACTTCCTCTGAAAAAGGTTTCCCTTTTTCCGAAACTTCTGTATCATCAGATTTCTTCATGTCTTTTGCACAATTTCCATCTTTTTCATAAGAACACTTACCGTATCCTTTTTCGTCATCTGATACTTCTTCTACAGTGTCTGTTTTATCAACATCTGATTCTTCAGTGTCTTCTGTAGAAAAACTTGAATGTCCAAGAACTGCTTTTTCTTCAGCAAGCTCTTTAACGAGTTCATTGTTTGATTTTATAGCCATTGTGTAAGTGTCTTGGTTAGCACCAACAAGAACAGGGGATACTTCATAAACAGATAAATCTTTGAGATACCTGGCATCAGCTTCTTTACCTTCATTCTCGAATGTTCCTCTCTCACTATCATTGACTCTATAGCCGAATGACCATTGTTGTAAGTCACCCATAGCTTTTACTAAATTGTATGCTTCTTTACCAGACTCTGTGTCCATGAAAAACGAACCTTCAAAAGTAGCTTTATCGCCATCTTGTTTTATTTCGCCTTTACCAATTGGCATGTCCCATTTATGAGCCCATACCATAGGTACTGAACCTGATTTAAATCCTGATTTTATAGCTTTTGGAACAACAACGTCACCGTCGCTATCCAACGTATTAAAGACTGAGAATACGGCGGAGACTTTACCTTCGCTATCTCCCTTAAACTCTAAGTCGATATTTTTAATTTCACTCACGAGTGCTTCTCCTAAATATATTTGTTAACAGATTTATTTAGGTGCATATAGTTATAAATATAACAAATAGTTAGAAAGTACGTGGTATTTATTTAGTAATGTCTTTAATAACTGTTAATTTAGAAATAGGCATAGTGACTTTTCTATCAGTCTTTTTATGACCACCATCTTCCATGATTGCCCAAACTAACATGGTAGCTTCTTTGTCTTTAGAATTAATACTAGTTACGACACCATGAACTGTTGAAGGTGGGTCGGGGTCCTTATTGATTGACCAGCTTACAGATTGACCTATACGAACAAAACTTGCTTTCATTTCATCATTACCCTTTTTAGATGAGAGTGGGTGTGATGAAGGAAGT